GGTAACGCGCGAGGGCCGACTGGCACTAGGAATATCATCAAATTGCACATCAATTTTATATACAGGTTTGGATTTATCCCTATCTTTATTGCTTTATTGGGGAGCACAAGTGTAATGGAAACAGCAAAAAAGAAGATGGAGGATACAGCTTCAATCAATGATTTATCAATTAAATTGGGTGTTTCCAGACCTACCATTGTAAAAATTGCATCTTCACTCACTCCTGTGTCCACAGATAAAAGGGGAAAACTATACAGGATCTCAGATGTAGTGAAGGTGATGAGGATGAGAGAGAGATCCAGAGGGACAATAAAAGACACATCTAAAAGGGAAGCACAGGTTAAGGTCCTGGAAGTCCAGGCAAAGATGAAGGAGCTGGAGCTTGCAGAAAAAGAGGGCAAATTAGTAGAGCTTGATAGAGTTATTGATGCCTTCATAAATTTGAGGACAAGCATCAGACAGAAAATCCTTAACATTGCTGACGGAGCATCAGTGAGATGTGAAAACAGGACAGCAGGGCAAGTAAGAAATATCCTTCAAGATTACATTGATGAGGTACTAAGTGAGCTCACCACTTTTGACCCTACAGGGGATGGACCCATTCAGCTTGAGATTGAAAGAAGTGATGAGAGGATTCCAGCCTCCAGAGAGACTGGATCTTGCCAAGTGGACAGCCAAGAAAAGGTATCTGAGCAGGGAGGCATCAGAATCTCCTGGCCTATGGAATCCCAAAAAGGCCCCTTATCAGAATGGGGTAATGGATGCTATTTCAGACCCAGCCCTGGAGGAGATCTGTTGGATAGCCCCTTCTCAGGCAGGAAAGACAGAAGTGGAGCTCAATGCAATAGGCTACTGGGCAGACATGGATCCTGGGCCTATGCTGGTGGTATATCCCACTCTCCAGGTGGCTCAGGACTTCAGCAAGGACAGACTGAGCACACTTTTCAGAGACTGCCCCTGCCTACATGGAAAACTGGCATCTAACAAGGAGAGGGATTCAGATAACTCATTGCTTCATAAAAGGATCCCTGGTGGGCACATAACTCTTGCAGGGGCTAATAGCCCTGCATCACTGAGGTCCAGGCCTATCAGGTTTTTATTGTGTGATGAAGTTTCGGGATGGGAGAAGTCTGCAGGGAAGGAAGGAGATCCCCTTTCTCTTGCCACAAAAAGGACTCAAACATTTAGAAATAGAAAAATTATAAAGATATCAAGCCCTGGTGTTGAAGGCCTTTGCCGTATTACTGCAGATTTTGATGAGACTGATAAATGCTACTACTATGTCCCATGCCCTTTCTGTGGAACATTTCAGACACTACAGTGGCATGCAATAAAGTGGGACAAAACACCAGAAGTGAAACATATTCCAGAGACTGTCTATTATTTCTGTGCCTCATGTGGGAAGCATATACATGAAAAATATAAGCAGGAGATGTTAGAAGCAGGAGAGTGGAGGCCTACATGCAAGCCAAGAAATCCAAGATCAAAAGGCTTCCACATCAATGGGTTATATAGTCCCTGGCTAAGCTGGGAAAATATAGTGAGGGAGCATCTTGAAACTGACAGGACAAAAGATGTGGCCAGACGACAAGTATTTATAAACTCAGTCCTTGCTGAGACTTGGACAGTAAGGGGATCCACCAGGGAATCAACAGACCTGATGCAAAGAAGGGAGCCATACACCACAGAGCTTCTTCCTGAAGGAGTGCTCATGCTGGCTGTTGGTGTTGATGTGCAAGATAATATGTTTCAGTGGGAAATTGTGGGCTATGGATATGGCCTGGAGAGCTGGGGGATCCAATGGGGGCAGATCATTGGAGATCTAAATCATCCACATACATGGGGCCAGCTCCTTCCAATATTTGAGAGAAAATTCAAGCATTCTCTAGGTGGTGAAATGGGGATAGTAACTGGGGCAATAGACTCAGGTGGATCCCACACTCAGACGGTTTATAACTTCTGCAATGATATTGAATACAAGAGAATCTATGCAGTGAAAGGAAGGGGAGGACAAAGTGTGCCTGTCCTCTCAAAGCCTAAAAGGGTAGAGCCATCCCAGGCATTGCTATTCAGTCTTGGTGTTGATTCATTGAAGGAGGACTTCTATTTTAGGCTTGGGGTCAAGGACCCTGGGCCTGGATACTGTCATTTTCCAATCCATTATGGGGCTGATATTATTGAGCAATTTACATCTGAGGAGCAAAGGACTGAGTTTAGAAATGGATTCCCATATCACAAATGGGTAATGAAATCCAAGACATTAAGAAATGAAGGCCTAGATATTAGGAATTATATTCATGCTATGGTGATGCTATTGAATCCAGATTGGGAGGCTGTGAAGGAAAACCTTAAAAAACAAGGGAAAGTGGCTGAATCCAAAAAGCCTAAACCTAGCTGGAAAAATGACATAGAGCATGATTGGTAAAGATTCTATTTTTCTAAACTGACAAGTTTTCTTTAATGGGTAGGATAGCCTCAGAGAGAGAGGCTTATGTCAGATCTTCCTGCCGACATTCCAAGCCAAGAGCCCAATGTCCTTATCATTGGCGATAAGTGGACCTGGGAAAAATCCATTTCCGATTACCCAGCCTCTGATTACACTCTCTCCTACATTTTTTTTAATGAGCAAACACCAGCTACCAGGATCTCCATCACAGCTTCTGCAGATGGGTCTGATCATCTCATTGAGGACACAAATACATCTGAATACACTGCTGGGGAGTATAGGTGGCAAAGCTTCCTCACAAATGATGTGGATGAGAGGATGGCTTACCAGAGTGGCAAGATCACCATCAAGGCAGATCCAGCCACCACCACAGCTGATCAGAGATCACACAATAAGAAGTGCCTGGATGCCATTGAAGCTGTCCTGTTGGGTAGAGCTTCCCAGGATGTGCTGAGCTACACCATCAATGGGAGACAGCTCCAAAAGACTCCCATTGCCGACCTGATCAAGATGAGGGATTACTATACTGACAAGGTGGCTCAGGAGGATTCAGAAATGGATGCCGACAATGGCAGAGATGATGGAAATCTGATCAGGGGGAAGTTTTATGATCCTCAGTAAGCCATTGAATTGGCTGATGGGAATCTTCAAGAGGGAAAATTATGCCTACTTTGGGGGAGCCAAAGGGAATAGGCTTCTGAGTAATTGGATATTAAGTGAAGTATCCATTGACAGAAAGCTCTACTCAGATCTCAAAGGGCTCAGAGCCAGGGCCAGGAATCTTGTCCATGAGAGCCCAATGATGGCCAGATATGTGAATGTGATGAGATCCAATATCATAGGATCCACAGGGATCAAGCTACAGATGAAGATCATGGATCTGAATAAAATTCCAGACATGATGGCCAATGACATTGTGGAGAGGAATTGGGAGAAGTGGGGAAGGACCTGTGGGACAAAGGGAGAGAGCTGGATCCAAAATCTTTTACTGAGTGTGGACAGTTACTCCATTGATGGTGAAATTTTCTGCAGACATTTCATACATGAAGGAAATGTGGCTTTGGAATGCATTGATGCTAACAGAGTGGACACACTTCTCAATAAGGCAAAAGATTCACAAGGTCCTGAAATCAGAATGGGCATTGAGCTGGATGAATATGGGAAGCCAACAGGATACTGGCTGAAGCAGAAAGTTACTGATTACAGGATTCCCTGGGAGCAGATCAGGGGAAACTATATCAGGATCCCAGCTGAAGAAATGACCCATATCTTTTTCCCAACAGAGCCAGGGCAGACTAGAGGCTATCCCCCGATAGCCCCAGTGATGAATACCATTCACCAGCTCAATGGGCTCAATGAAGCCACTCTGGTATCAGCCAGGGCAGTGGCATCTCAGATGGCATTTTTGGAAAAGCCTCCAGGTGGTGGCAAGTGGACTGGAAAAGATGATGATGGGAATCCAGAAATAAAGATTGAGCCACTGGCACTGCCTGTCCTTCCTGCTGGATGGAAGGTCCAGGCCTGGAATCCCAAGGGACCTGAAATCTATGAGCCATTTGCCAGGGCAATGAAGCTTGAAGTGGCAGTGGGCTGTGGGATTTCCTATCCAGCCATATCTGGAGATCTATCAGCTGTCAATTTCAGCTCCATCAGAGCTGGGAATATGCAGGATCAGGAATACTTCAAGACAATCCAAAGGATCATCATTGACAGGCTGGTGTATCCGATTTTTGAAAAATGGCTGAAGGTGAATTTGATCAATGGGAATCTGAAGCCTTTGCCTTTCACAAAATATAATAAATTCAATAGTCCTGTCTGGAGTTGTAAGAGATGGCCTTATGTGAATCCCACTGATGAGGCCAGTGCCCGACAGACTGAGCTACAAATGGGAATCAAGTCCAGGACTCAGATGATTGAGGAATCTGGAGGAGATGTGGAAGATGTTTTCAGACAGCTACAGCAGGAGCAACAGCTGGCCCAGCAGTTACAGATCAAGATAGGAGATGGAAGCAATGGAACTAAAACAGCCCCCAGTCCTGGAGATGAAAAATCAGCCCCAGGAGAAGATGGAAAAACTGGCTCTAAGTCTCAGCAATAAGGTCAGTGAGTTTATTGATGAGCAAGCCAGGACAGCTGAGCTGATCTTCTCCACTGAGGATCTGGTGGATAGGGTCATTTACTACAACGGAGCTTGGCAGGAAGTCTATCTTCAGCTCTCCCATGACATGGGAGCTGTGAATCTCTCAAGGCTGAATGATGGAGCCAATCTTCTTTGGATGCATGATGCAGAGCAGATCCTGGGTGTGGTGGAGCAAGCCAGGATTGACGGGATGGACAAGAAAGGAAAGGCCAAGGTCAGATTTTCTAAAGGGGAATTTGGTGAAAAGATATTTAGGGAAGTCCTGGATGGGATTATCACCAAAGTCTCTGTGGGATTCCAGATGCCCGATTATGACAAGGAATCTAAGCTGGTGGGTGAAAAGGATGGGAAGCCAATACTCAGGATCCTCCAATGGTATCCTGTTGAGATGAGTTTAGTCAGCATTCCTGCCATCCCTGGGGCCAAGGTAGGCAATTCCAAGGATGGTGTGGAGGCTTTACTTCCTGAAAGTAAGGGAGCTCTCAAGGGAGTGGAATCCCAAAAAGAGGACCTGGGGCTGAAGGAAGAACAAACAAGGAGCAGAATCACTATGGAAAATGATCCGAAGATCCAGGAGCTCCAGGCTGAAATCGCGGAGCTCAAGACCTCTGGCCCTAAGATGATGGAAGGGGAGAGGAAAAGAGTGGAGGAAATCACTGCCATTGCGGAGGAGTTTAAGGACCGTGATGGAGTGATTGAATCCATGAAAGGGGCCATCAGGGAAGGGCTGAGTGCTGATGCCTTTGGCAGGAGCCTCCTGCTGAAGGTCCAGAGCAAGCCCACTCCTTCCACAAAGCTTGGCATGGCTCAGAAGGAAATTCAGGCCTATTCCTTCATGAAGGTCTGCCAGTGCCTGTATGAAGGGAAGCCCTTGGATGGTGTTGAAGGTGAAGCCCACAAGGAGCTTTTGACAAGGACTGGAAGGGTGATGGAAAAGGGGAAGGTCCTCATTCCTTATGATGTGCAGAAAAGGAAGATGGATCTCTCCTATCTCCCTCCTGAGATTCAGGACATGATCAGGGAAAAGATGGCCCTGCAGGTTGGGACCACAGGAGCCTATTTGGTGGAGCAGATGCATAGCACTGACTTCATTGGGCTCTTTTACTCCCTGTCCTTGATCTCTCAGCTGGGAATCACCACCATGCCTGGGCTGGTGGGAAATGTGGACTTCCCCAGGATGGCCACTGGATCCACTGGGTATTGGGTGGGTGAAAGCAATGCCCCCACTGCTTCTAGCCCTACTTTGGGCCGGATTCTGCTCAGCCCCAAGACTGTGGCTGGGAGGACTGCTGTGAGCAGGAAGATCATCAAGCAGGGCACTCCTGCTGTTGAGCAGATCCTGATGAAGGATCTGGCTATGGCCATTGCCACTGCCGTCAATACTGCTCTGACACAGGGCTCTGGCTCTGCCAATCAGCCCAGTGGATTGGCCAAGCTTCTCACTGATGCCTCTATCAGTGAGATCACTTCCACTGCCTTCTCCTACTCCAAGGCCAGAAGCTACATCACTGCCTTGAAGAATGCCAATGCCTATCTCCCTGGTGTCAAGTGGCTGACCACTCCAACAGTGGAAGCCATCCTTGCTGTGATCATGAAGGAGAGCTCTACCTGGAGCCCTCTTTTCAATGATGAGACAGGGAAGATGGTGGGGCATGATCTTGTCAGCTCTGTGGACTCCAAGGGTGGCCATCTTTTCATGGGCCTCTGGAGCTCCATGCTCTTTGCTGATTGGGGTGTGTTGGAGCTGGATATGGTGGAGGACACTTCCAATCAGGACAGTGGAGACAAGATGCTCAGGGCTTTCTTTGACTGTGACATGGCTGTGAGACAGCCCACAGCCTTTGCCTGGAGCTCATCTGTCACTGCTCCTAGCTGATCTTAGGATCAGCTGATAACCCATGACCTGAGGGATCCCCTGAAGCTGGGGGATCCCACAGGGGAAAGAGGTCAAAGATGGAAAACATCTATGACGGGGTTGAAGTCCTGGAGCTCTTGGCTCCTCAGAGCATCACTGACACCAATGTGAATGGCACTGCCGTTGACATTAGTGAGAATGTGGGCAAAGGCATCATTGTTACCCACATTGCTGGTGTTGGTGAAGGTGAAAGTGTGACAGTGGACCTGAAGCATGGGACCACTTCTCAGACTGCCACCACACTCAAGGAGCGTCTGCATGACGCTGAGGACACTGATGGAGTGTATGGATCTAAGGTGATCCCTGATGATCTGTATGCCTATGGTGCTGTGTCTGTTGGTGTTGTCGGCACAGCCATTGTGGGTGTTTCACTCCTGGCCCCCAAGAAGTATGTCTAAAGGGATGGGGGAAGGGGAGCAATCTCCTTCCCCCAAAACCTTGAAAGGTAAAGAATGTTTACTGAGGATCTGGATGCCTTCTTCAATGATGAGGAGCTTGCAGTAGAGGTCACGAAGGATGACACAAATACCTTCAATGCCATCCATGATGGCAAGGCCACTCTCAAGGACCTCAATAGTGGAGAGATCATCCGGGCCAATCCAAAGCTGGTAGCAAAGGCATCAGATGTGGTAGGACTGAGCCAGGGAGACATGCTGACTGTGGAAGATACCCAGTATTACATCAGGGGCATTCTTCCTGATGGGACTGGGGTGGTAGAAATAGAGCTGACTGAGGATCATGGATGAGCACAAGCATGAGACAGGACATAATGGATGCTCTCAAGACCCTGCTGGCAAGTGTCAGTGAGGTAAAGACTTGTGACACTTGGAAGAAGGAGCCTCTGGATATCCTTAATGCTGATCCAGCTGTAACTCCAGCCATCTTGATCAGGGATAAAGGAGAGCAGATTTCACCAAGCACTCTTGGATCTCCTAGCAGAGGGAAGTGGAGACATGAGCTCCAGGTAGAGATATTGATCCTCTGCCAGGGTAGTAACTGTGAAGCAGATGTAAGGGAATATCTGAGACTCTTGTGGGCTCAGCTCCTGACTGACCCAAAGCTTGGGAATAAGGTTGATCAGGTGATTAACATCAGTGATGAGATGGAAGTGGTGCAAGAAGCTAAAGCTTATGCCACTGTCCTGGTGAGGATGAGCTTCACTTACGATAAGCTGGCATTTACATTCTAGGAGGTAGGGGCCATGTCAACAGCATTTGGATACTTAGGATCCTTTGGGATTGCCAGGGAAAGTGTGTGGGGTACTTCACCAGCCAATCCTGAGGTCTGTGTGGAGATTGAGGATGAGAGTATGGAGCTGAAGCAGGAGACTGTGGAGACTCCAACACTGGCTGGATTCATGGTACAGCATACCTTGTCTGGACACAGATCTGTAGGTGGAGCTGTCAATTTCCCAGTCAGCTATGACAGCTTTTATCAGATCCTCCTGGCTACCCTGGGCACTGTTGTTACTTCTGACCTGGGGAGCTCAGTCAACAGCCATGCATTCTCCATGAATGCTGACACCAATAAGCCTGGAATCTCTGCTTATGTGGAGAGGGGATCTGAGCAATTCATCTACTCAGGCCTCCAGGTCAGCAGTCTCAAGCTTGTCCAGGAGACTGGTGAATTTATGAAGGCATCCCTAGAGATGGAGGGCAGGGAGGAATCCTTGACCGCATTCACTCAGCCTTCTCCCACTGATTTCAGTGGGATTGCCTATGATGATTTAGCCATGACTGTTGGTGGGACTGCCATCACAGTCAAGGGGATTGAGATCAACATTGACAGAGGGCTTGCTTCTGACCGCTTTGGCCTTGGGTCCAGATTCAGACAAGGCATGGGAAGGGGAAGTGTGGTGAAGGTTGGTGGTGTGATCAAGCTGGAATTTGATCCTGCAGAGAGCTCTGATCCTTATGGAGCATTCAGGGACTTGACCGAAAAGGCCATAGTCATGACTTGGACTGGGCCGGTAGCTGGTGGAGCCATCAATAAGTCCCTGACTCTGACATTTCCAAGGGCCATCTTCCAGGGCAAGACTCCTCCTCTGAAGGGACAAGGACCCATTGAATTTGAGCTCCCATTCAATGGGTATGCCAGCGAAGATGGGACCACAGGTAACATGACAGCTACCCTTGTCACTACTGATGGGGAATGATCATGAGTGACAAGATCAGCCAGCTCAGAGCCCTGAGGCAGAAGGAAATCCTGCTCCCTGCCTCAGGGATAAAACTCCTCATCAGGAAGATCACTCCTGTTGATTTTCTGGAGAGAGGCAATATTCCTGATGTGTTGGAAAAGCTTGGAACAGGGAAAGCCCAGGAGATTTCACTTTCCGACATGGATAGTGACACAATGAGATATATTTTTTCCCTTCTCTGTGTGGCCACCATAAGTGTGGAAGGTGATTCTGCTTTGACAATGGAGAAGCCTCCCATCAAGGATCCCAAAGTGCTCTCACTGTATGAGATTCCACAAGGGGATCTGACAGTGTTGATCACTGAAGTATTTTCATTTGGAGACTTTGGAGGTGACACCAGCCAAAAGCTGGAGAGGTTTCAGCAAGAATAGAGGGCTTCAGATATTCCTGGATAGGATAGCCAGGAGATATGGGAAGCTTCCCACTGAGGTCATAGATCCAGATGGGACATTAAGCCCTCTAGTGGCATACAGCATTAACAAGACATGTGCCCTGGTGGGAGCTAAGCAGGATCTGAGTGAAGCTAAGAGGAGAAATAAATAATGGCCACTGGAATAGTGGACATAATTATAAAGGCCAAGAATCAAGCTTCACAGGCCTTGAAAGCTCCAATCAAAGATCTCAAGGATCTAAAGGGAGCAATGGTGGGCCTGAAAGGTCCAGCCCTGGCTATGGGCACTGCCCTGGCTGGGGCTTTTGCTTTGGCTGTGAGGGGATCTGCTCAATATATTGATTCAGTCCAGAAAGCCACTCAGAAAACAGGATTAAGTGCTGAGGAATTTTCCCGTTTAGCTTTTGGAGCAAAGCTTTCAGGGATTGAATCCGATAAACTCACCATGAGCTTGGGAAAACTATCCACAGGAATTGTGGATGCAAGAAATGGCAGTGGTGAAGCTCTGGTGGCTTTTGATGCCCTGAAGATTTCACTCACCAATGTGGATGGAACAGCCAAGACTAATAAGCAGGTAATGGATGAGCTGGCAGATAAATTCAAGGCAATGCCAAATGGTATCAATAAGACAGCACTAGCCTCTAAGATTTTTGGTGAAAGAGTGGGGAGAGAGCTGATTCCTCTCCTCAATTCTGGATCTGATGGGCTGAAGAAAATGGCCCAGGAATCCGATAACCTGGGGCAGACAATCAATGGGAAAAGTGCTGTCCAGGTGGAAGCACTGAATGACAATGTAACAAGATTAATGGATGTGCTGGCAGGAGTGGTGAATCAGATTGTCCAGGCTGTGGCTCCCACTCTCAAGCTGTTTACTGACTGGCTGTTAGAAGGCACTCTTGAATCTGGAAACATGACAGGGACATTTAAGAAATTTGGAGATATTGCGGTAATTATTGCGAAAATTGCAGTATCAGCAATCATGACAGTGGTGATGGCTTTTAAGGTCCTTGGGCAGATGCTTGCTGATGTGAGTATGGCACTTGTCCAGTTATGGACTGGTGACTGGAAAAATATTGGGAATACGTTAAAGGATGCATTTGCCACAGCTGGTGACACAATCACGACATATATTGATGATCTTGATGCCATCCTTGCTGAAAAAACAAAAGCCACTGGTGATGTAATGGCTAAGAATTATACTGAGCCAGTGATCAGATCAATGAGTGATATCAATGCAAAACAGAAGCAAGAGAAGAAGAAGGATTTGAAGGATGAAGCAAAGCTCCAGAATCAGGCATCCAAGGAAGCCTGGGATGCACAGCAGAGAGCCCTGGAGGAATATAAGAAGCTTCAGGAAGCCAAGATCCAGGCCTCAGGTGAAGCTTGGAATGCTATTTCATCACTGTCTGAGAGTGGTAATGCAACACTTGGAGCTATTGGCAAGGCCTCAGCAATCAGGACAGCCATCATGGATGCTTATGTGGCCATCAATAAGACAATGGCATCTGTGCCTTTCCCACTAAATCTCATTGCTTCTGCTTCCATTGGAGCCACTGCTTTTGCCAATGTCCAGGCCATTAGGGGTGTGGCTCATGGTGGACTGGCCAATGTGCCTCAAGAAGGGACTTATATTTTGCAGGAGGGAGAAGGGGTCCTTTCTCCACAGGCAAATAAAGCCTACCAGGATGGATCTGGTGGTGGGCTTACAATGATCAAGCTAATCCTGGATGGGAGAGAGCTGGCAAAGGGTCTGGCAGATCTCAAGAGGAAAGGGATCCTCCAGGTGGCACTAACATGAGATATTTCTGGAATAACCTGATTGATGGATCCAGTGTTACTTTCACTGAAACATCTGAGGATTCAGAGTATCCAGTGGAAAATCTGGCTGATCAGAGAATTGGCAATCCCTGGAAAACAGGATCCACAGTAGCATTGGAAGCAGTGATTATTGATATGGGTGAAGCAGTGGATGTGGATGCTTTTATTTGCCATGCTCATGACCTACTTGATACAGATAGTGTAATCAAGATCCAGGCAAACAGCTCTAACAGCTGGGGATCTCCTCCAGTCAATGAATCATTGACAAGAGTGGCAGGACCCATTGTGAAGATATGGGACACCACTCAGAGCTATAGATACTGGAGATTTACTTTCACAAAGGCCTCAGCTGGTGTGGCTAGATCGATTGGAAGGATCTTCCTGGGTGAGATGTTTACTGCCCTTAATCCGATCGACAAGGGCTATAAAGAGAAGCTTGTAGATCCATCAGTGGTGACAGAAAGCCTTCCTGGGCAGATTTATTCAAACACTAAAACTCCCTGGAGGGAATTTAGTTTGAATTTTGACGGGATTGGGAATACTGAAAAATCATCCTATAAGACAATGATTGATGCTGTTGGGATCCACACTGCTATCTTTGTCCAGGTCAGCGCGACAGTATCCACTTTTACAGAATATCTAAATGTGTTTTTCACAGAAGTCCCTGAATTTGATTATGTGGTAACTTCTGAAGATGATGTGATATGGAAAATGGGGATTAAACTCAGAGAGGTAAAGTAAATGACTGCTCTCTCTGATGCACTTTCAAAGCCAAATAATAAGAAGGTTGTCCTGGCTGAGATAACTGCTGGAAAGCATCAGCCAGTGTGGGAAAAGACTTGGAATCCTTATCTTAATGGTGATCCAGATTTCTGTGTGTGGGCTTCTGATATAACAAAAGTGGATGATGAAGAAGTGCTTTTAACGATAACCGAAAAAACAAAAGGCACTAAATTCCAGGCCTACAGAGGATCCATAAAATATAACAAGAAGGATGCAGAAGCAAACAATAGGGCATCTGTTTCATACAGTCATGGTGCATACACTCTGAATACCATTGATCTATCTCAGTATTATTCAGTCAATGCCTATACATGGATAGCAGTAACAAAAAAAACAGCAGGAGTGGCAACAGATCTGATAAGGGCATCAGATTCATATCTTGCTCAAATGGCTTACACCACTGGGCATGATGTAACAATCAAGCATGGGCAGACTGTTACTCACACTGTCCCTCCTGGCACAGATGATGGAGAGTATAAGGTGGTGGTGGCCACCAGGAGTGGTGAGACATTCAAGCTTTATATAAATGGGACATTGGTGGATACTCAGACAATTCTTTTTGCTACCAATATGACAATGGCTACTGATGTGATGCTTTTGGCCCATCCATTGCTTGGAGATCATCTTACAATGCCAGCATTCATCATGTATAAGACATGCTTATCTGATGCAGATAGAGATGCCATTGTAGAGGGTCTGATGAATTATTATGGGATTGGTGATGAGGGACCTGACGCCGAAACACTTTACACTGTACCGGAAACATCCAGAGTAAGTGATGTGAAGATCAATGGTGTAGCACTGACACTGGCATCTTCAGTGGCTGATTGTTACAGCACATTGGAAAGCTATTACTGGGATCACTCTAATATATATGTGAATAGTGCATCAGATCCATCTGATTGGGACAATACTACAATGGTATTTTTGAAGTTTTACTTTGCGAGTGAAACAAAGAATCTAAATGGTGTCAATTATGATGGGAGGCTGATGAGCATTCCAAGTCTTACACTGAGGGTAGAGGAGGAATTTAGCGGTATTTCCCAAATAGGTGGTGGCTCATTAATCCTGTCAAATGGTGATAGGTTTTTTGATCCACTCAGGGATCTTAGGTGGGATGCAGGAGTGACAGTCCTGAAAATTGGGTGTGATCTTGCAGACGCTGTTATGGCTTATTCTGATTATCAGGCAATCAGCACTTGGAATAATGACTCATGGATTGTGGGTGATTCATTTGAGCTGAAGGTGATTGAGATCAGGGAGAGAGTGGACAAGGAGATTCCCTTCTATGTTTACACCAGAAGTGAATATCCTAACATCCATGAGGGACATGATGGGAGGTCCAAGCAGATAGTCTATAATCACTGCTTTGGGGCCAGAGCTGTCTGCATTGATATTGAACAGAAATTATTTCAGGTGGCTGGGCATCCAATAATGGCAATAGACAGAGTAAGAGCTGATGTGGGTGGCATCATGAGACATGTCACTATCACTGACATTGATCTTACTGATGCAAGATTTATTTATCCTGAGTGGGATCTACAGCAAGACGTAACAGTAGATCTCTATGGAAAAGTGGATAGCAATGGTGATCTGATCTCCAATCCAGCGGATATCATCCATGATTTATTGGTGACATGTGGAGTTACTGATATAAATGAAGCGTCATTCACCACAGCTCATGATCTATATGACAGAGGGCTTTATTATCCAGAAGGGAAAAGAGTGGTGTCTTATGCTCCATTTATTTACCTGGGGGATCCCACAAGTGTCCTGGATGTGATATCTGATATTAATGCCACCATTGGGGCCTATCTCTACATTGATGCTGATGGTGATTACAATATAAAGGTTTTTGAGCCACAAAGGGTCCAGGACTTGGAGGTATTTCAAGAGACAAGCATAAAGTCTCTGGAAATGGAGCTGGAGACTGAAAATAGGATTTCATACCTTCACTTGAAATATGCCAAGAGACAGGATGAGGATTGGGATGTGGACTATCTCATGGAAAAAACAAGGAATCAATATTTCCGTGATGAAAAGAGCAGGGTCAAGGAAGAAGTGGGAGCCAATATAGCCACAGTGGAGGATGCAAGACTGCTGGCCAATAAGCTGATGCTATATAAGGGAGATCTGAATCACATTTATAAGATTTCCTTTGTAGATCCAAAAGCCATGCTATTGACACCATCTCAGCAAATACATCTTCAATTTGAATATGACACGGAGACAGAGGCTTATAAGCATGATCTGATCCTGGAAATTTATTCGATTAGTTTTGACCCCACTGATCTCCAGGAGATCCAGGTAGTAGCTGGTAATAGGCATGGATATGGTGATAAGCCTGGATTTTGGGTGGAAGATGATGAAACACTGCCAGCAAGATTTTCAACACTTCCTGGCTATGGAGATGGATCCATAGTCTGGAATAAGGCATGGCATAGGAGAATCAAGGACTATGCCAGACAGAATTATGGATATTGGACAGATGATAATGGCTTTGCAGATCCATCTGATCCAGAATCCTATATCCCATCATGTGTGGTGTGAGGTAAGAAATGGCTGATGAATACACTGAGCAGACAGCTCCTGACATTGGAGATCCCACCAGGAGAAGCTTTGCCCTGAATATGATAAAAAATTCAGACTATATCAGGACCCAAGTGGGCACTGGTAACATGGGCATTTTTAATGGTGATTTTGAATATGATCTGGATGAGGATGATGAGCCAGAGGGATGGACTCTGGAAGCCTATGATGGTGGAGCAATTACCAGGGATGCTGATGCTCCAGATACAAATGCAATTTCAGGGCAAGCAAGCCTCAGGATGGATTGCACAGATACCAATGGTGGAGGACATGCTACCACTGCCTCCTTTATTCCTGCTCCTCCTGGTGGTGTTTATAATTTGAAATGGTGGATGAAATCAACACTGGCCACTTTATCAAACAAGGTAAATGTCCACTTCTATGATGAGGACACTAACCTGATAAGCAGTGAAGCTGTCTATGACAAGGCCACTGGTAATCCTACTGATTGGACATTATTTGCAAGAAGCTTCACCACTCCTGCAGATACAAGATACATGAAAGTAGAGATGGTAGGTGGTGTGGAAGATACAAATGGTGTTGGATCTGTTTTCTATGATGCTGTTGATTTCTTTGTGCCTGAGAGGATTGAAAGTGAAATTATTTATAATGTGGCAGGGACCTACACTCCTGCTGAGAATGTGATTGGAGCCCATGTGTGGGCTGAATTTTACAGCTCAATGGGTAATCCACAATTCTTTGGGACTATGAATACCATCAATTATGGGTATGGATATGAATTTTACGAGATGGAAGGTGGTGTGGGAATTAACTATGACGCTGATGCAGGAAGCAAGATCTACATAATATCTTATGGGGCAGTCAAATAATGGGACACACAAAGATTACTCCACCTGCTGAGAATGATCCTATCAGGCATAGCCTATTGACTGATCTATTGAATAACTTTGGAGATGTCTATGCTGGATCTTCACATTTTATTGGAGTGATTAATGGTGATTTTAATATAGACAGTGATGGTGATGCAATTCCAGATGGATGGATTTTTACTCCTCACTCCAATGGCCATATAGGGAGGACAGCTACATCAATCAAGGGGCCTTATGCCGTTTATATGAGCTCTCCTGGTGGTAACTTTGGGGGAGGGCTTTGTGAGAGCAAGGACTTCATCCCAGCATCAGAAAATGGTGTTTATAATTTGAAATGGTGGATGCTTGCAAGCATAGCCACCATGAGGAATCAAGTGGAGATCCTTTTCTATGATGAGGATCTTAATGGATTTGATAGTGAAATTATCTTTGATGAATATACAAGCAATCCTATTGATGATTGGACACTTGTGGCCAGGAGCTTTACTGCTCCTGCAGGGACAAGATTCATGAAGGTGAAGATAAATGGTGGTGTGGTAGGTCATGAAATTGGTGGCACAGTTTATTTTGGTGGAGTGGATTTCTTCATTCCTGATGTTATTGGCAATGCCACTTTAGATGGGGCAGATGGAGATATTGAAGGCACTTATACTCCTCCTTGGAATAGCATTGGGGCAGAGGTCTTTATCAAGTTTAATGCCACAGTGAATGGTGGAGGGGATCAATATTTTGGATGGATCAGGGAAGTGGCTGTGGATGATATTGGAAGGCATACAAGATACTTTTACTGGTATCCAATGAATAGAGCAGGGATCCAGTATGATCTCTATAGCCTTTTTCCTGGAGCTGAAGGGCTTGTGAAAATGATCCACAAGGGAGCATTGAAATAATGGCTAGAGCAATTTCAAAAGATATCAGTCCTCCCAAGGGTCCTGTGGATGTTTTTCAGATACATCCTGAGTATGAGGATGCAATGGATGGGGCCAATGATCCAAATGGGTCCAATCCTTTTGCCGTTATAAATGACCTGGATAATATCCCTACTGATGATCAAGATGATGCACTTGATGGAGCCAATGATCCCAATGGGTCTAATCCATTTGCCACCATGTCTGATTTGGAATCATTCCAGGATCACATAGACAATGATACCAATCCACATGGAGCCACTTCTACTCCAACAGCCAATAAGATTGCAATGGGTGATGCAGATGGGGATTTGAATCAATGGATCACAGCATTACCAAAATCACAACAGACTTCAGTTTCGAGCACTCCAGTTACAATAGATGCATCTTACAATGATTATTTTCTGATAAGAGCTCTTGTCCAGCTTGTAGAAGGGGATGTGGTATTAAATCTCGATTCAGGGAAAACAGGGCTTTTTGCAATTATGAATAGTGCCACTGATGGAAGTGGATACACCACTACAATTAATGCTCCAGCTGGAGGAAATATCAATGGTGAATCCAGCATCATTATTGCTGGAGAAGAAGAAGGAGTGATCTTACAAGATATTGGCTTTGGCATGTATCGTATTGTGGGGAGGACACATCCTGATCTAACACTGATCAAGCTGGATGATCTAGCAAGCCCTGATGATAATACTGACTTGGATTCATCAGAATCAGCACATGGATTGCTTCCAAAGCTTAGTGGAGACACCAATGAATTTTTGAGAGGAGATGGGGCCTGGGCAGAAGTGGGAGGAGAATCTTCAAACAATCATAACGATTTATCAAGCATTCAGGGAGGAGCTGAAGGAGATTATTTTCATTTAAAAAATACAGAAGTGACGGATCTCACAGATGGAAATGACTGTGGTATTCATAAACATGATGATAGATATTATACAGAAACAGAATTAACAAACAGAACAATAACAGTTCAGCCAGATATGATTAAATCAGGGAATCAGATACAGGGCTTTTATAGTTCAGAAACACAGCCAAGATTTTCATTGGATAGAGATGCAGGTGGATTTATTAGTGGGAAGGCTGGACTTTTATTGGGTCCAGGTGGGACAACAGCTCCAGATGTAAATCTATATCGTGATAGTGCAAATATGCTTAAAACTGATGATAATTTTACTGTTGGTGGTGAATTATATATTTCAGGAGAATTCAAAGCATACAACAGTTATTTACTCTATTATGGGAGTGAATCATATCCCCGTGCTTCTTTAGATAGAGAATCAGGGCATGGGACTGGAAGTTCCTATCCAGGATTGCTTTTGGGGTCTGGCGCGACTGCACCAGATGTTAATTTATTTAGGGAATCGGCAAATCTGCTCCGCACAAATGACAGTTTAAGTGTTGACGGTTATGTGAACAGCAATGGTGGATTCAAAGATGGAACAAGATACCAATTATTTTATTCAACAGAAACACAGCCAAGAATAGCATTGGACAGGGACACTGGAGGCACTGGAAAAGCTGGGATAGAATTTGGGGCAGGCGGTTCATCTGCAAAGGACACTGTGTTATACCGCGACAGTGCAAATGTTTTCAAAACACCAGACACAATGGATATTGGAGATTTGAAAATTGCTGGTAATGTTTTATCTGATTCATCAAGAAATATATCAAGTGGAAATATACAGCCAACAGCAGACAATACATATTATATTGGGAAAAATGATGATGATACTCCATTGGCATATAAAGGCCTGATTCTGAAAGACACCACAAATGGGAAATATTACAGGATAGAAGTAACAAACGGAAACATAGTAGCCACTGATTTATCAGACTGATGAGGAGATAAAATGGGAAAAATAGATAATCCATCAGTGGATCCAGTCCAGATAGGGATTCTCATAGGCCAAGTGCAAAGCCTCAATGAGAGAGTGGAGGCTGTCACTAAGGTCAATGAAAGGGTTTTTGACAAGCTGGATCTATATGTGCAAAAGCATGAGGAGCTTCATAGCATGCAAGATGTGAATAATCACAGGGATAAGCATGCATGTCTGGAGAGAAAAATGGGGATTCATCATGGCATCCTGAAGTGGGCTATTGGTGTCACAAGTGTAGTGGTAGCTGGGGTCCTCCTGGCATATCTCTCTGGATTGTTACATCTGACTGGAGGCTGATAATGGCTCTTTTCGAGACAGCACACAATCTATCAATGATCAATGAAGGTGGGTATTCAAATGACCCAAAGGATCCAGGAGGAGAGACTTACAAGGGGATCTCCAGGGTCCATCATCCTGAATGGCAGGGATGGGGATTAATTGATGAGCTGAAAAAATCCTCCAGCTTTATCACTACTCCAGTATCAATGATCAATACCATCCTGGAGAGAAGCCATACCATCCAGGCACATGTGAGGACTTTTTATAAGATACGCTATTGGGACATATACAGGCTTGATGAGATTCCTCACCAGGGATTGGCCAATGTTATATATGACATGGGCATTAACTGTGGGAGAGACACTGCCAAGATGAGGGTCCAGCTGGCACTGAATCTCTCAAACAATGAAGGCAAGAGATGGCCAGATATTCCTGTGGATGGGCAGTGGGGGCCTACTTCTCACAATACTCTCTTGCTGGCAGTGAGAGAGAATCCAAATAGGATTCTCAAAGCAATCAATGTGGAGAGAGGGATAAAGTATAGGGTCCTGGTGGGAGGGCTCCCTGAAATCAGGGCTCATTATGACAGGCTTCCCCAGCTAAAGGCACTGGTGGAAGGAGATTCCAAGCTCAAGAAGCTGGTGGAAGGTGAGAGCTGGAAGGAATGCTATTATGGTGGATGGCTGAATAGAATATGAGGACATTCACACTCATCCTC